GTAGGTGATATACTTCATTATGATTTAGAGTATGAAAATATATTTCATGCTACAATCAATGGACGTGCAGGACAGACACTTGGTGGAGGATTTGGTGGTGGCACACAGATTGGTGTCAGAACAACAAAAGAAGTCAAACGCAAAGGTTGCTCCAATCTAAAAGATCTTATTGAAAGTGATAAACTAATCATTCACGATTTAGATACAATAAGTGAATTGACAACGTTTGTTGCTCATGGTCAATCATATCAAGCAGAAGAGGGTTGTCATGATGACCTTGTGATGACACTTGTATTATTTGGATGGATGATTGAGCAACGATATTATAAAGAAGTCACTGATAATGATCTACGAGAAAAACTTGAGGCAGAGCAATTAGCACAATTAGAAGAAAGCGTTATGCCCTTTGGATTCATCGAAGGAAATTTTGAAGAGCCACAATATGAAAAGATGGGAGATGAAAACTGGATAATCGATAAACGATTTTCTACAGATTATCTTCATTAATTCTATGTATTTTAGTAGCATCTTTAATATCTGTAATTAATTTTTCCACTTGTTTACATAAGTCAGGTCTCAACTTACAAAGTTTCTCTAGGTATCTAATAGATTCCTTAAAAATCATTTCTTCATTAATTCTTAAAACATAAAATTTACCTCTTGTCTCGCTTTTAGTTGTGAGATAGAGATGATCAGGATTGACACAATATGTATTGTTGCATTGTTGATGCACAATCTTGTCGCCTATTTCACCATTATATGCAAGATAAGCAAATCTATGTGCTGGTATTGACTTGCCCTCATACGAGAACATACCATAGCCTTGTTTAGTTTTACTAGCAGTCCAAAACCAACAATCACCAGTCTTAATAATTTTTTTCTCAAATCTCTCAATCGCCTTATTCATGATTATATTTATATTTCACTAAATAAAAATTGTTCTAAAAATCATAAAAAAATAAATAGTAGTACGAGAATTACACCAACAATAGGAGAAAAACATGGCATTTCAAGTAAGCCCAGGTGTATCAACGGCAGAAATAGATTTAACAACTAGAGTACCTATTCCATCCCTATCGCAAGGTGCGATGTGTATGATTTCAAAATGGGGGCCAATACACGAAATTGTTACTGTTTCTTCTGAAGATGAACTGGTAGAAAATTTCGGTAAGCCAACTGGAGACAACTTTCAAAACTGGCTTAATGGTGCAAACTTTTTAAATTATTCTAACACATTAAGAGTTGTAAGAACGGCAAATACATCTCAAGCAAAAAATTCAGTAGCAAATGGTAGTGCGGTATTAGTTAGAAATGATGCACAATATCAAAATACAGCCGCCTTGTCTGGCACTGGAACAAGTGGTCGAACATGGATTTCAAAACACGCAGGAACATTAGGCGACTCATTTAAAACTTCTATATGTGTAGCCACCAGAGCAAATACTCAGGTACAAGGCAATATAGTATCATTGGATTCTAACACCGACATTACACTCACAGGAACTTTTACAGTAGGATCTGATAAAACTGTAACTGCTACATCTGCTTCCGCAGGACGTGTAGATGAAGAATTAGAAGTAGGTGATGTTATTCTTAATCAAACAACTTCTGAATTGGCCGTAGTGACCGCAGTAACAAATAGTTCGTCTTTTACTGCTTCTCAAAATACAGATGCCACTATGACCTCAGGTTCTACAATTAGTATTACACGATTAAAAAGATCTGCATTTTCCGAACCATCAAGAAATATGATGGGTGTTGTTGATGGTACCGCAGGTGGAAAAACATTATCAGGCACTAACACTCGCTTTACAATACAATTGCATGTAGGTGATATTCTTACTATTAATGATGGTACAGGTGATATTAGAAGAAAGGTGAGTACAATTACGAGTGATACAGAGTGTGCAGTTGATGACACATTTACTCTTTCTTTTTCAAACAAATCATATAGTAGAGAATGGGAATTCAAAAGTGATTTTGATAAAGAACCATTGACAAGTGACTACGCTTATAAAACTTCTGGTAGTAAAAATGTAAACGATGAAATTCATGTCGTATTAGTTGACGAAGATGGAGATTGGACAGGAACAAAAGACGTAAGAGGATCAAATAAACTTCTTTCAAAATCTGTTCTTGAAACCTATCCAGCAATGTCAGTTGCAAATGGTGCAATTTCATCTACAGGTGAAAGTATTTTTTACAAAGATTATATAAATGATCATTCTAATTATATTAGATGGGGCGATCATGCTGGAGAAGGTGATGCAGTTACAAGAACCGCTCATGGCGGAGACAATACAATTTGTTTAAATTGGGGTAACACTCTTGGAGCATCTAATACTGCCGCAAATAATTCATTTAGAGGAAGTTTTGGGGCTTTGACACAAGCAAATGGTATAATTACCGAAAGTTTTTCTGGAGGTAATAACGGAACAACCGTATCTGATGCAGATTATATCATCGGATGGAAAGAATTGTCCGATCCAAATAAAGTTGATATTTCATTCTTATTATCAGGTGAAGCATCTAATACATTAGCAACATTTCTTATTCAAGAAGTTGCTGAAAGTAGAAAAGATTGTGTGGCATTTATATCCCCAGAAAGTTCAGATGTAGTTAATCAAACAGGATCTGAAGTTACAAATGCAGTTGATAGAAGAAATGGATTACCTAGTTCAAGTTATGGTGTCATGGATGGAAACTATAAGTACATGCTCGATAGGTTTAATGGTGTATTCAGATACGTGCCTTTGAATGGTGACATTGCAGGATTATGTGCATCAGCAGATAACATTAATCCTTACATATCACCTGCTGGATTCAATAGAGGTAATGTAAAAAACGTCACAAAACTTGCTTTTGATCCTTCAAGATCAAACAGAGATGATTTATATGTTAAAGGTATTAATCCTGTCGTTTCTTTTCCTGGACAAGGTACAGTATTGTTCGGAGATAAAACACTACTCGCAAAACCATCCGCTTTTGATAGAATTAACGTGAGAAGACTTTTCATTATTCTAGAAAAAGCAATTGCATCTGCGGCCCAATTTTCATTATTTGAATTTAATGATGATTTTTCACGAGCCCAATTTGTTTCTCAGATTGAACCATTTTTGAGAGATGTTCAGTCAAGAAGAGGTATACTCGACTTTAAAGTAGTGTGTGATTCTACGAACAATCCTCCATCAGTTGTAGATAGAAACGAATTTAGAGGTGATATATTCATCAAACCAAGTAGGTCAATTAACTTTATCAGTCTCAACTTTGTTGCCGTTGCTTCTGGAGTTGAATTTTCTGAAGTAGTCAACGCAATATAAGGAGTATAAATGGCTTTTAATGTAACAAATTTTAAAAATGCTATGACATATGATGGGGCTAGACCAAATTTATTTAAAGTTGTTTTTGGTACAGCCGCCGCCGCTGGTCAATTTACACCAGGTGAAGATTTTGAAATGTTTTGTAGAGCAACTTCAATACCAGGAACAACAATAGGTCAAGTTGTTGTTCCATATTTTGGAAGAGAAGTTAAGTTTGCAGGTAATAGAACCTTTGCAGATTGGAGTGTAACTGTTATTAATGATGAAGATTTCAAAGTGAGATCAGTTATGGAAAAATGGATGAATTCTATCAATTTGCATACTGCAAATAGAAGAGTTGGTGGAGGTTCTGCAACAAAAGGTTACTATGCTACCGCTACAGTACATCAACTTTCAAAAAATACAACGGGTAACGCAACTCGTACATATACATTTCAACAAATGTTTCCAACAGATTTAAGTGAAATAACTTTAGATTGGGGAGATAACGACTCGATACAGGAATTTACTGTAACTTTCGCATATGATTTTTGGACTGCCGCCACTGGTACAGGTACTCCATCTTCATCTAATGCTATTGCTTAAATATTGATTTTCTGAATTTGTGGGTGAATAAATATAAAGAACTGTAAAAGTTTTTATATCACCCACAAAGGAACTTATTATGCCTATTGATTTGTTTGGCTTTACTATAGGTCGAAAACAAGAACCCACCAAAACATTACAAGCGTTTGCTAAACCAGAATATGAGGACGGAGCATTACCTGTTTCATCAGGTGGTGTATACGGAACTTATCTGGATACAGATGCAACTATCAAGACAGAATTTGAGTTAGTAAATAGATATCGTGATATGGCTCTTCAAGCAGAAGTTGAAGCCGCCGTAGATGATATTGTTAATGAAGCAATCGTAACATCACATGAAGTTCCGCCTGTTAGAATTAATCTCGATAATATAAATGTATCTGATAATATCAAAGAAAAAATTAAAAGTGAATTCAGAGAAGTTATAAGACTTCTTGATTTTAACAAAAAAGGTATTGAAATTTTCAAGAGATGGTATATCGATGGAAGATGTTATTATCATGTTGTTATTGACGAGAAACAACCGAAAAGAGGTATACAAGATCTTAAAGTATTAGATCCTCGAAAGATTAGAAAAGTTAGAGAAACAAAAAAGAAAGAGGGTGATCCAAGAACAGTACCATATGGTTCTCAGCAAAGAGAGACCAGAGAATATTTTGTATATAATGAAAAAGGACTCTATAAGGGACAGGGACAAGGATATAGCACAACATTTGGCCAGGCCGCCTCTGGTATTCGCATAGCAACTGATGCGATTGTATATACACATTCAGGTTTGTTAAATGGTCAAAGATCGATGATCTTATCGTATCTTCACAAAGCAATTAAACCTCTTAATCAATTGAGAATGTTAGAAGATGCTCTTGTAATTTATCGTATTTCAAGGGCACCAGAAAGAAGAATTTTTTATATTGATGTAGGCAATCTTCCTAAATTAAAAGCAGAACAATATCTAAGAGATTTAATGACCAAGTATCGTAACAAATTAGTTTATGATGCTAATACAGGTGAAATACGAGATGACAGAAAGCACATGTCGATGCTTGAAGATTATTGGCTTCCTCGCAGAGAAGGTGGTAGAGGAACAGAAATATCTACACTACCTGGTGGTCAAAATCTTGGTGACATAGAAGATATACTTTATTTTCAAAAGAAACTTTATAAAGCATTAAACGTTCCAATCTCAAGATTAGAATCAGAAGCAAACTATACAATAGGTAGAGCAACAGAAATTTCCAGAGATGAGGTAAAGTTCACACGATTTGTAAATAAACTACAAACCGCATTTAGTGAATTGTTCAATGAATGTCTTGATAGACAACTTACGTTAAAAGGCATTCTTTCAAGAGATGATTGGAAAAAAATAAAAGCAGATGTTTACTATGTTTACGAAAATGATAGTCATTTTGCTGAAGTTAAGAATGCAGAACTTATGCAAGATAGAATGAACTTATTGAGAGATCTTTCAGACTATGCTGGTAAATATTATTCACATGATTTTATACGCAAGCATGTATTGAGACAAACTGATGATCAGATAAGAGAAATTGACGATGCAATTTCATCAGAATTAGATGATCCAAGATACAATAGAGGTGATGGACCACCAGGTGGTGGTGGAGGTGCACCTTTATTCAATGAAATCGAGCATGATACGAATGAAAAAGGGGTAATTTTAGAAGACATAGATAAAAAGATAGAAGAGAAATTTGAGATAGCGAAGAAAGACAAAGAACTGAAAGAAACAGTATCAGATGTTTTTAATTCTATTCTAGAAGATGATGATGACGAACTTAAAGACACACTAAATGATGTGTTCAACTCGGTACGAAAATAGTATAAATGAGCCACGACAACGAAAATGAGGGTAAACTAGAATTACAAAAAGTTCTAGCCGCCTCTCTTGCATACACTCAAAAAGAATTTCGCAGAGCCAAGCGAGAATTAATCGAAGAATTTAAAGAGGTTCTTGATCCTGATACTGGTGAAAGTATTAAGATCCTTGAGATAAAAGGTGCGAGGGGTCCAAAAGGAGAACGTGGTGAACGTGGAGAAACTGGACCACAAGGTGCAAGAGGTGAAGCAGGACCTGCAGGTGTCGATGGTAAGATGGGTGTTCAAGGTCTCATGGGACCTCAGGGAGAAAAAGGAGACCCAGGTGAAAGAGGACCTCAAGGGGAGAGGGGTCTTCAAGGAGATAGTGCAGATGTTGCACCTCTTGAGGATGATATTCAACGCATCAAAGAAACACTTAAAAATGTTGGACAACAATCTGCAAGCACCGCACAAAAAGTAAATGCTATTGGTTGGGGTGAGTATCAAGGTGGTGGCGGTGGTGGTAAAGAATCTTTTGGTGAAAACATAGGTTCAGGTGCAGTTCAAGTATTTAAGCAGATGCGCCAAGATGGTGAAACTGCTTTCATGCAATTTCGTTCAATTGATGCCACAACAATTTTTTCTGTATCTCAAAGTTCAGGTACGATTACAATTGGTCTAAACACTGATATAATTGATGTAGATGAAAATAACAATGTTATAATAAAAAATAGTCTACAAGTCAATAAAACTCAAAGTTTGATTATTGGAACTGGCACTCAAAATGCGGTTCTTGGTTTTGCGGCTACGACTGGCACAGATTTTTCTATACGTGACACTTCTAATAATCAGATACTTTCTATACTTGAAAACAAAGAAATCACAGATACATCTCTTGGCAATACTGGTCAAGTATTACGTGTAACTGCGAACGGTACTCATTTAGAATTTGGTCAAGCATCAACTCCTCTTACAATAGATGAAACTGCAGGTAATCAAAACTCTGTTACAAATGTTACATCTATATCTGTTACATCAGGTGATGGTCTTTCATTAGTACCTGGTGCAAATCCTGGAGAAGTAACTCTAAAATCTATCATACTTGAAGGTCAAACATCAGGTTCTGCAGGTTCTGCAGGTTCAGCAGGTAGTGCAGGG